TCCCGTGTTATCTCCCGGGGGGGCGGATCACGGCGGATCGGCGCTGATTGGCGCTGTTGAGCTTGGGGTTGGGCGTAGTGAGCCGCGATTGGCGACCCCGTGTGTTGGGTACGAGAGCTACGGACCTCTAATCGCTGAGTGGGCTGAAAAGAACCTAGGGTTGTCGTTGTTTCCGTGGCAGCTGAGGGCGTTGACGCAATCGTTTGCGCATGATGATCAGGGGGCGTTTGTTCATTCCCGCGCTATTTGCTCAACGGGCAGACAGTGCGGAAAAACAACGATGCTCTCTGCCGTTATTGGCTTTTGTTTGCAAGAGCTTCCGCGCATTTGGGGTCGCCCTGTGCGGATTTTGTCTGTCGCTCACGAGCTTGCGCTTGCTACTGAGGTTTGGGATGCGATGAGTGAAACGCTTGAGCTGTGGGAAGAGTCTGAGCTTTGCAAGGTCACTTGGGCGTATGGGCGTAATAAAGTTGAAATGCCTGATAAATCAAAGTGGGTTGTTAAGGCGGCGACCGGAAAGAAGCACGGCGGCACCTACGATTTGATCATCGCTGATGAGCTGTGGGCACTGTCTGAAGCGGCAGTGTTTGGGGCGTTGTTGCCGTCGCAAATTGCGGTTCCGTCGCCTCTTGCGTTGTTCACCTCAACGGCGGGCGATGAGTCAAGCAAGGTGATGCTCAGGCTGAGAGAGCAGGCGCTTGCGCTGATTGACAAGGGCGAGCAGGGCAGCTTGTCGCTTTGTGAATGGTCTTTGCCGCCTGACGTAGACCCTTGGGAACCTGTCAATTGGGGGTACTCAAATCCGGCGATGCCGTACACGATCACCCTGCAGGGGCTCAAAGACGCGGCTGCGTCACCTGACAAGACGTCGTTTTTGCGGGCGCACTGCAACTTGTGGGTCTCTGCCGCTAACGCATGGATCGCGCCGGGGGTATGGGCGGCGCTGCAGGTTGACCCGCCTGAGACAACCGGGGGCGTGCTTGCAATTGACGCTTCCGTTGACGAAACCCGCTACGTCGGGGCGCGGGTCGTTGCTCACGGCGAGCAAATCGTTGCGTCGGTTGGGTTTGTTGCTGAGCACTCTGCTGAGCTGTGGGGCGAGGTCTCCCGGCTCATGGCTGAAGACCCGACGTTGCAGCTTGCGGTCACCCCCTCGCTAGAGCTCATGTTGCCCGACAAGCTGCGCAAACGCACGGTCACTTGGGGCTATGCAGAGCTGCTTAAAGCAACCCCTATTGTGCGCAACCTGATCAGCGAGGGGCGGCTTGTTCACACAGGCGAACAAATGCTTGCAGAGCATGTTAATAGGGCTGTGCTTGTGCGGGCTCAGGGATCGGTTGTCGTGTCGTCGCAGCGTTCCCCCGGTCCTATTGAGCTGTGCCGCTGCATGATTGCGGCTGCGTCGCTTGTTGTGCGCCCCAAGAGCAACGGAAAACCGACGCTAGGAATTGCCGCTAGAAATAGTTGACGTTGTTGCTTGCTTTTGCTAGCATCGGGTTGAATGGCTATTTTCGCGCGCAAGATTAAAACAGCTGCGTATGGCGCTGAGCAGCCCGTTAAGGCTGCTGCGGGCTCTGTCGGTATCGGCTCGTTTATGAGCTACATGACCAATCAGGCTGAGCGCACTGCTCTTCAGGTTCCCGTCATTAGCCGCGCGCACGACCTGATTGCGTCAGTGATCGGCTCGCTTGAGCTCAAGCACTACGCCAAGCTGTGGGATGCCGAAAACGGCGAATACACAGAGAGCTACTTGCCTAACGAAACGTGGATGGAACGACCCGACCCGCGGGTTACGCGAAATTTTATAATGGTCAATACCTTTACTGACCTTTACCTGTACGGCAGGGCTTATTGGGCGATCACTACGCGCTACAGCAACGGCTTCCCCGCCTCGTTTACGTGGCTTCCGTTTGCCAACGTGACGGCTGCTGATCAGCCCGGTCCCGTGTGGTTTGGTCCGTCAAGCGAGCTTGAATTTAACGGTATGCAGCTCAATACTGCCGACGTTGTGCAATTTATCGCGCCGATTATGGGCGTCGCGTTTGCGGGCAATAAGGCAATCAACACTGCGTACTACCTGCAAAACGCGATTGACAAAATGGCGACCCTTGAGCAGACCCCCGGTTGGCTTCAGCAAAAGGGCGGCGACACGATGAGCGGCGACGAGCTGACAGAGCTCGCAAGCTCTCTTGCCGCGGCACGCAAGCAAAACGTCATGTTTGCGCTTAACGACCTTGTTGAATTCCGTGAGTATTCGCAAAATCAACTTGAGGTGCTTTCGGATCAGCGTCAGTATCAGGCGCTTGAGCTTTCCCGTATCGCCAACATTCCGCCGTGGCTGTTGGGGATTGACGTCGGCGGGCTGACCTATCAAAACGCGCAAGACGCCCGCCTACAGCTGTATTTGTACGGCGCAAAGGTTTATCTTGACGTTATTGAACAGACCTTGAGCAGTGATCAAATCCTGCCGCGAGGTCGCTACGTGGAATTTGACACTGACTCTTATTTTGGTGACATGCAGGAAGACGTTGCGACGCTTCCCACTATGAGCGAGGATTACGATGCTTAGGTTTAACGCTAACCCTGATTTGATTATTGCTGAGGCAGGCGATGAAGAGCGCCCTGCACGGATCGCGGGTATCGCTGTCCCGTACTACCCGCAAAGCGCGGTTGTGTCGTCCGGCGAGCGTGTCGCGTTCCGTAAGGGCGCATTTGACACGGCGCAGAAGCCTGCCAAGCTTGTTGAAAATCACGACCTGACGCAGCTGCGCGGCACTGTTGAAATCAGTGACGGCGCTGACGGTCTTGAATTTGTTGCCACGTTTGCCCGCACAGCCGCGGCGCGTGACGCAATTGAGCTCGTTAAGGCAGGTGCTTACGACTCTGTATCCGTAGGTGCCGTCCCTACCGCTTGGGAATTTGAAGACGACGTAAGAGTCGTGTCAGCAGCCAAGCTTGTTGAGCTTTCCCTTGTCGCAGTGCCCGCCTTTGACGGCGCTGTGATTACCGAAATCGCTGCAACCTCTGAGGTTGCTACGAACCCTGAAAACACTGAACCTGAGGAGGGATCAGACAACATGGATAACAACGAAACCCCTGCGGCGGTTGAAGCCGCAACGGTCGTCCCGACGACCCCTATTTACGCAACCGCTAAGCGTGATTTTCAGCTGCCGTCGGCTGCTGAGTACCTGAGCAAGTTTCTGCAGGGCGGCAGCGTGTGGGCTGAATTTGCTGCGAACATTAAGGCGGCTGCACCTAACGTCGTGACCTCTGATCTTGACGGCGTGCTGCCTACCCCCATCGTTGCCCCGGTCTACAACGGTCTTATCGGTCGTCGCCCGGTGATTGACGCAATCGGTACCCGCGCGATGCCGCAGGGCGGCAAGGTGTTTATTCGCCCGTCCGTCACGACGCATACCACTGTCGGTCTGAGCAACGGCGAAAACGTCGCGCTTGATCAGGGCACTCTTGTCATTACTGACAATCAGGTCACTAAGGCTGTTTACGGCGGATACGTCAAGCTGTCTGAAGAGGCTATGGATTGGTCACAGCCTGAGGTTTTGAGCGTGCTGCTTGATGACATGGCTCGTGTTTACGCTAAGCAGACCGAAACGGTCGTTGAGACCGCGCTTGAAGCGGGCATTTCCACGACGCAGGCTGCGTTTGACGTCACTGACCCGGCTGCTTGGGCTGATTTTGTTTATGACTGCTCTGTCACGATCCTCAACGCATCGTCTCACCTGCCTACTCATATGTTTGTCAGCCCGTCGTATTGGGGCGCGCTTGGCAAGCTGAGCGACACGGCTGATCGTCCGTTGTTCCCGCAGGTCGGTCCTATGAACGCCTTTGGCAACGTCGCCCCGGGCTCGCTCGTCGGCAACGCTTTCGGTCTGCAGGTTGTCGTCACGCCCTACAACAGCGATTTCCTCGCTGTCGGCAACGCTGACGGCTTTGAGATCTTTGAGCAGCCTAAGGGTGCCATTTCCGCCGAAGCTAACGACGGCTCGCTTAGCCGGACGATCGCTTTCCGCGGTTACCTTGCGACCCTGATGATTGACGCTGCCAAGTTTGTAAAGATCGCCTGACCTGTTGCGCCTGTCAGACAGGGTAAGTAATGTCGTTCATTTCCCTCAACAAAGAAATAAATAAAGTTTCGGCGGTTAGTGGAACGTACACGC